CTCTATATTGTGCCCACTGCTGAAGTCTCTCAATAGCGGCATTGGAATTGGACATTACCGCTTCCATGTCTGTAAGCCAAACAGTAGTGCGTTTGGTCATTGCTAACTGTGGAGCTTCATTGGCTGTACGCTCAGAAGCGTAAACCCGTTCCATGATCTGCTGAGTTAGTGGCACTCCACCATATAGGTAAGTAGGCTTGAGCACGTCTACTGGTTCAGCATGACGGAAAATGATTAAATGGCTTCTATGAATTTTCTTGCCATTAATGATCCACCAAGTAGGTTCATAAAAATGTAGAGTATCAGGCTGGCTTGCAGAAGCACCATCAAGCATAGGAGCTGTCCAATACGGATCAACTTGCACTATGCCTTTATAGCTTCCTGCCGTAATTCCATCAATGTTAAATGGCTTTTCATAGTAATCAGGGTCAGTTGACATAACCTTGAACATGGCAATCCGAATACCAAAGATTCTGCCCTTGCGAATGAACTCTCGCATATTCTTTTCTAAACCCATTGATCGGTCATGCCGCTTCATGATCTTGATTACTTCAGGCTCTAGCTCATCGCCATCTACGCTGACAATGTTATATCCCTTACGAATAGCATCATCGGCTGGCATTGCACAGGCTTTGTTTACTAACCAGTTTTGAGCAATAATTCCACAAAGCTGTGAGCCGATAAACCCTTGTGAGGCATACCAGCCCACTACCGCTTCACTAACTGTATTGGTTAAAGTGTTGTAAGCCTTGAATTGAGGAAAGCCATCGCTGGAATCATCTTGAGCATATTCGCCTGTAAAAATAGGCTGATGTTTTTTTAGATTAAGAATACGCTCTGCTAAATCAAAACGTCTTTCAGGTTTATCGTATTCAACATGAGTGCTAAATAGGCTAGTTCTAGCCATTGGCTCTTTAGGTTCTTTTTTGACCTTGGGCTTTCTAAACCAATTTAGCATATATACCTTATCCAAAGAAACTTTTGCGTGGAATCATTATTTCAGAAAACGCTCTTGAAAGCGAATCTATTTGATCGTCATGCGTCCCATTAGGGAAAATTCTCATTTCATTTATCAATGCTTGGTTCCAATCACCTCGAATCATTAAGACATTCCCAATGTTTACTTGTGCGGCAAAAGGTTCAGCTCGAGTAATCTTATCACCTGATTCGGGAGAACTTTTGACATTGTATCCTGACAATGCCCTTGTTAAGTATAGAACTTGGGTTTTCCCTGCTTGACCGGGATCTTGAGGAATACTAATTTTTACAGCTCGACCATCCAATGAGGCTGTGTTTAACATTGCCGCATCCCTTTGATCGGGTCCTACTCTCAACCTAGCCATGTCTGCAATGACGAATCGTCCATCAGCTAATCTTCCTAGCTTGCCTCCAGCCGTCCAGTCTCCGTCAACAGTAGAAGCTAAATCCCATCCCCGACACCATTTAATATCCCCAATAGGTATAGCATCAACCACTTGGATTTGATCGGGCTTGAATAAATCGCCATCAAGCGGAGCTGGTCGTTGTTGATAGAGTGCCGCCCATGTTCTAGGATTTGATTCAAACTGTGACCAGTGTTTTAGATCAAACCATTCTGACCATAGGTATTCACCTATCTTGCGTCCTAGTGGATCACCTTCATTTTCACAACAGGCTGGCAAACAAACCACTTCCCAATAATTTCCATCTTTGCATAGTATCTTGCCCGATTCGCCTTTCCATCCTTCAGGTAGGATTCTTCCTGCTAAATCGTCTTCATGCCATCTTGTTTGAATTAATACTATCCAACCGCCCGGTATTAGACGAGTTTTAAGATCATCCTCAAAAGCATCATAAGTCTTGTTTCGGATAGTTTCAGAGTTAGCCTGTTCTCGTCCTTTAATAGGGTCATCAATAATGATCCCATGAGCACGATTACCCGTTACCCCTCCCAGTATTCCACAAGCCATGTATTCGCTACCATTAGTCAATGCAAACTCTTGTGCCGCCTGAGAATCGATAGTCAATTCAGTATTGAAGATCGATTTATAACGATTTTGCTTAATAATGGATCGAGTACGTCTGCCTAATTTTCGGGCAAGGTCATCACCATAACTCGCTAAAATAATCTTTCTATTTGGCTTTTCACCTAGGTACTTTGATGGAAACACCACACTGGCATAGGTTGATTTTGCAGAACCCGGTGGCATAAAAACCATCATCCTCCCATGTGGAGTGCTCGCAACCTCATCGAGCTTAGTCAGCAAAAGTCGATGATGATGAGCTAACGTAGTCTCAACAGGCTCAAAGTATTCGGTATCAGGATCTTCGGTTATTGGTCTACCCGGCACTTCAATAGCGTTCACATAATTCAATATGTCAGCAGAAGCCGTCTTCCTGATATAGATTTCTTTAAATACCCCTTGTTGCGTATTCAAGCAATTCCTCGTTTGTCCATTGTTTGAAGTCTTTTGTTGGTGGAGGAGTAATGCCTTTTATTTGATCTTTATTGGCATTCATGAGTCCAATCGGTATTTTGCTTGCTTCATTTGCTAGGTCAGTCAATCGACTTGCACAAGCCAGTGAGACTAATCCTTCTCCATCCTCAATGCTTTCATCTGTCACTTTATTGATCTGTTGGTTCGCTAGGGTAGAAAGCCTATTCGCATTAATCGCACCAAACTTACCAGCACTTGCAAGGTTTAGACTGATTGCTTTTAGGTCATCTACAAAGTTCAATACAGTCAGTTGTTCAGAAACAGGTAAATCCTTTAATTCTTGTTCTGCTGTAACTAATTGATTTGAAATAGTTTTCATCGTTCGGACTCGTTCGGAAACTCGTTCAGAAATAGAAGCCTTACTTACTTTGTATTCCCTTGAGAGATCAGCCGCTTTCTCGCCATGAAGCATTCGGCTTTTGATTTCTTCCCATTGCTTGTCAGTCAGTTTTGACGGTCTAGCCACTTTGATTTCCTTTTTACTCAGTAATACATTGTATAGGTGCTGGTGACGTTTATCCAGCGTCAGAAAAAGGAATTAACTGACCGATTTCCGACAATGTTAATCGATCAACCTTTCTCATGCAATTTTCTCCTTGACCATTTCAAATAAATCTTCTTCGCTCACTCCCCAATACTTTTGAAATCCTTTGTGTCCAAGGCTGTGAATACTGGAATTTCCAAGCCGATGATGTTCAGCACACAAGGGAATGACGGGTGCAAGGCTTCTTTTTCCTCCATATCTTCGGATATGGTGCATTTCGACTGGAGAATCATCAATTTCTCGTATGCCGTTGCATTGGCACAGAATACAGCCCAATCGTGAGAGTCTAAGGTAAACATTTTTTTCAGCTTTGGTCATTCGGTTTGTTTGCAATTCTTTTAAATAAAGCTGTTTCTAGCAAAACCATTGGCTCAATATCTTGCCAATCATCCCTATCTTTTCTGCCATTTACTATTAGTTTTAGATTATTAAATTCAGTAAATTCCCTGTACCATATTCCATCCCGAGTATCAACAATTAAATAAAAAGGTAATTTTGTTGTTTCAACTAATGCTCTAGCTGACATTATCTTTCCAACGTTAATAAAATATCCACCACTCATTAAGTCAAAATGACTCATTTCATAATTAACGCATTTAATCTCACAGAAGCCAACGAGATTCTTATTCCTTCTAAATGTGTAATCAAGACCATATTTAATCGGTAGTTTTATTAAATCGCATATCCACAATTCTTCAATAAATAAAGCAACAGCTCTTTCGTTGCCTAAATTTTCGTCCGATTCGTAGAGCTTTCTAGTCATTAAACATTAATCCCTTGTTCAACAGCCCATGCGGTCACATATTCAATTTCCTCAATCATTTCATTAATATTCAATTCAGAAGTATGACGATAAACAATATCGACCCCCATGCCATCAAGAGCGGGTAGCATTTCAATCGGCTCACCTCTTGCTCTTAGCCATGAGGCTGTTAGCAATCGTTTCCAAGTCTCAATGCTGTGCTTTTTACCAGCCCATTCTTGGGTTTTAGCTATCTGACCGATTAAGGCATGAAGTTTAGCGTTCTGAGCTTTAGTACGGTTAATGGGTCCAATCTCAGCCCCATATCCATCAGGAGACTCGTCAATACATTGCTTTGCCCCTGATCTAGCGACCTGATGAGCAAAGATGAAATATTTTTTCAAAAAGAAGGTCCTCCAAAAACTTGCCTCTCTAGGAATCTGCGGTAGTCGTTTTGGTGTTCAAGGTGTATCAGAAGTTCATCATACTTCTTACGCCAGTAATCAGCATCATTTAATGCTTTTTTTAAAGGGCTTAAAGCCAACGGTCCTTCTCCCCCCGATTGCCGAGCCTCCATTGCTCGCTGTAGTCGTTTTTTAACCTCAACCATAGTAACCGTACCTTCCCATCGTTTATCCATGCTCTGAAGCCCTCTATGCCCCATTCCTGACGATATTTGAGTAGTTGCCTAACCCCACATCGGTGTTTTTCCAATTCTTCATCCAATTTCAACCCTATTTGGATGGTAGGAATACGCCCACACACTTTTCCTTCCCCGAGCCGCATAGTTGGCAATAAGCGTTCTTGTGACATAACGCTGTTTGCGTAAATGGCAAAGAGCCATTGAAACCTGAGAAGACTTGAGATTTGTCTTTTGAGCCAAGACCGCCATAGTCAACGGCATTTCCTCATTCAGGAAAACGGCTCGGACCTTTACCAAGGCATTACCAGTTTGAGTTGTCATTGCATAATCCTTTAATTTTCATTCAATACAAAAGTTCGTTTATCCAATTCACCAAGAATATTTCTACGAGTTTTAAGCAAATTCTTAGGAATATGCAATTCAGATAAACCCATTTCATATAATACTTCTGATACCTTTTTATCTGCAATAGCAAAAAAAGTAATGTTTTTATCTCCTTTAAAGAATTTTTCAGGATTAGTACACATATCGAAAATATTGCGTAGTTTGTCGTTTTGATGAATTCGTAAGGTTACTTGGTCATTTTTGTTTGGGGATAATCCAAAATGAAATCGGCAGTAGAACTTACTTTCCCCGGTGGTCCCAGTAGACAAAGTGCCAGTAAGCCCACAGCCGTATGCGGTACAAACGATTGGCTGACCATCCTGCTTTGCTTCCTCAGCTTTTATGCCGTATTTAATTTTCATTCATATTTCCTTTCGATAATCTTTGCAAAGTTCTCAGGTTTGATGACCCAAGGCAAATTAGCTAAAAATGCCCTTCTGCCATTGCTTGACACTTTCCCCGTTAAAAACCTTGAATTTTTAACAAATTGGAAAAAATCATTCTTAAACCAATCTAAGCCTTCTTCGGTGCTTTTGCATTCATATTCAACAAACAGCTCTCTCCATCTTTGCTTTAAATGACTTTCCCTAGTTTTGTTCCAAGCTACTACCTTTGGAAGCTCGGGAAGTGTTTGATGGTAAATATCAATAATTTGTTGATGGGGGCATGGTGGAATCTTAGATTCCGCATAGTTAGGTTTCTCTGTCTCTGTCTCTGTCTCTGTCTCTGTCTCTGTCTCTGACATAGCACGTTGCAAGCCATTTGCTAGCATCTTGCTAGCATCAATGAAGAAACCCATATCCAGTAAGGGTTTGATGGCTGTTGACACTTCCTTCTCAGTCATTCTTAGACGGAAAGCAATCTCCTCGGTAGTTTTGTTAATTTCACCACTATTTGACTCACTTGCTAGCAACCACAACATTGGTGCTATCGCCTTGCTAGCAAGAGGCAAGCGTTGAAAATTCATGTCATCAAGCAAGTTTTTATGCAGTTTTATCCAAGGAGGATTCCGTAATTTATAGTGCTGAAATGAACTCCAATTTTTAGGAATTAGTTTCATGTCAGCCCCCTTTTAAACTCATCAGCTCGGGCAATTAGGTCTTGGGAATTTTTCATAACCGATCTAAACTGACCGATAGTTAAGCAAACAATTTGTTCTTCTGTATTTTCAATATCACCAGCAGACCTAAAGCAAATAAGACCTTGCTCGTTTGCAAATACTTCAATTTTATCTTGCGGGGGGAATTCAAGCATTGGCTTTCCTTTTTTCCGAAAAAGTTTATGAGAACACCACGCTTGATGTTTCATGGGAATATATTACTGCAAATTTTGGTAGGTAATACATTTATTTTTATGGGTACTTTCCCTAGGTAATAAGCTCACTATTTGAGCTTCTAAAAGGATAAATTTGGTACTGTATTATTTTTGCACAAACCACTTGCTCTTATCATACTTATATGTAATACTTCTTATGTAGTCTGATTTTTTCACGAAAGGAAATCAAAATGAAAGCAGCAATTAAAGTATTTGAGCAAAACAATTTTTGGGTTAGTGAAATTCTTAATTTAAATGGTTTAAAAAATCAACTTGGACAAATTCCAACAAGTTTTAAGTTTTATGGAGTTTCTTCATCATCGGTTTATAACCAAGCTTTAAAAACATTGAAAGCTCAAAAATGAAAACCAAAATTATTGAATGGGTAGGAGTAATTCTTTTAGGTATTCTTTTAGGCGCAATGTTCGCCTTTGGAGCTTAATCATGGGAATGAATAGAGCTGATGCGTATTACGAGCCTGATGAGTCCGAAGATCGCACTGATGAGATCGAGGAACGGGTAGCTACATTGATGAAAACTAAGGCTTACGATCCATTTATTGCTGGCAATATTGTCGAAGCTATGGGTGAATTGAGCGTCCAGCAAGCCGAAGACCTACAAGATTGCCTAGACCTAAAAGACTTTGAAATGATAGGTCGCAAAATTTGGGCTATTACTTACGATTACATGGAGCGTTATGCTTTAGAACAAGCTGAAAACGAGATTTGCGAAGATTAACCACGAAAGGAAGCAAAATGAAAGTCTATAAAGCGATCAATGCCGTTCAATCTGAATTGGCTAAAATCGGTATTACCAAAAGCCGTACCAATCAACAAGGGGCTTCTTACAAGTTTCGAGGTATTGATGATATTTTCAATACAGTTAGCCCATTATTAGCAGAACATGGTTTGTGCATTCTTCCTAGGGTTTTAGCTAGAGAATGCGTTGAGCGTCAGACTAAGGCTGGTGGAGCTATTTTTTACGTTACCGTTGAAGTTGAATTTGATTTTGTTTGTGCCGAGGATGGCAGTAAGCACGTTGTCAAAACATTTGGAGAGGCAATGGATACTTCTGACAAAGCTACTAATAAGGCAATGTCAGCCGCTTACAAATATGCCGCTTTGCAAGCATTTGCAATCCCGACTGAGGGTGATAATGATGCTGATTCTCATACTCCTGAAATAATGCCTCCAATAGCTAAAATTCCGCTTACTGATAATCAAATTGCTGATTTTACTTTATTGATCGGTGACGCAGTAACAGAGGATGAGCTGAAAAAGGCTTATGCAGGGGCTTATCGACTAGCTCAAGGGCAGGAAGATAAGAAGGCGATCACTACATTCACCACTCTTTACAATGCCCGTAAAACAGTATTAGGAGTCAAATAATGAGTAATCTCACTCTTTACACCATCGCTGACCAATACTTGCAAGACGTTCAGAAGTTGATGGACATGGACATTGAGGATCAACAGACATTTGAAGATACCCTTGAATCCCTTACTGGCGATCTTGAGGTCAAGGCAACAAACGTGGCTATGTTTTTACGCAACCTAGAGGCTAGTGCTGATGCTATCAAAGTTGCTGAAAAGGCAATGGCAGACCGAAGAAAGAGCTTGGAAGCCAAAGCTGACCGTATGCGTCAATACCTTTTAGACAATATGCTACGCACTGGTATCAGTAAGATTGATTGTCCTTATTTTGCTTTAAGTATCCGTAAAAATCCTCCATCGGTTGAAGTCATTAATCAAGGCATGATCCCTGACGAATATTTTGATATTCCCGAGCCATTACCAGCAGTTCTTAATAAGAATCGACTGAAGGAAGATTTAAAAGCTGGCGTTGTTATTGAAGGTGCAAAATTGACAAGTGGTAGTTCTTTACAAATCAAATAGTAATACTTTACAAATAAAGGAGAATTAAATTGGCGCTTAAATACGAAGCAAAAGCTAGGATTGGCACTTATAAGAATCAAGCTGGCGAAGAAAAGCCTAATTGGGTCAAAGTAGGTGCTGTATTTGAAACAGCTAATGGATTGTCAATGAAGATGGAATCCATACCAGTAGGGTTTGATGGTTGGATTTCGTTCTTTGAGCCAAAGCCAAGACAAGCAAATACACCATCCGTTGTTCAAAGTGCTGGTGTCAATTTATCGGATATAGACTCAGATATTCCGTTCTGATGTAACATAGTTTTACGGGGGAAACCCCGCCCTCTACGGAGCTGTCAATTCAGGGCTTGCATCCCTAAAATCTGCACTCCCGAGCAAGTCGGGTCCTTTCGTGGTTTTGACAGCTCCACCCCTTTTTGATAAAAAACAACAATATGCGAAATAATGTTTGACTTCATGCTTAATAGGTATATTATTAAGGTGTAGTCTTGATTAACACGAAAGGAATTATGATGAAGATTCAAATTGAAATTAACTGTGACAATGCGGCTTTTGACGAAAACTACAATGAAATTTCTGATATTTTGTTTCGTCTTGCTGATCGTTACTTGAAATCAGGACATTTGCCTGACCGAATTTTAGACAGCAATGGCAATCAATGTGGCAACATTTACGAAGGAGAATGAAAATGAACCAAGAATTTGAACTCCAATGTTACGGTTGCAATATCGCTGAATTTCTCTCTCAAATTAAAGAGTGCATTACTTATCGGTTGAGTGGGGCTAACATGGTTGTCGCTGGTTTGATGAGTGACGCTCAAGAGGAAATGTCAATGGGTGCGGTTGAACGTGCTCGTCAGACTTTGAATCGTGCCAAGTTTATCCTTGGTGAAATCATGGACGGTAGTTTGGTCGCTGATGTTCCGAGATAATCAAAGCCCCTCGGGGCTTTTTAGCAACAGTTGAAAATAATTGTTTATTGTGTAATACATTTATGTAATACTATGAATGTAGTTTAAATTTTCACGAAAGGAAATTGAAAATGTTTTATGACAAATTTAATATCCCATTATGGGTAGAAGCATTGGTAGTTTTAGTCTTTGGGGTCTTATTTGGCTGTATGTTTGCTTATGGCTTATAAGATGAAGTTTTTGATTTTAACTTTACCAATCTTGCTGACAGGCTGTCTTACTTATCCATCAGTTGTATGCAAAGATGGAAAAATGTACAGCAAGGTTGGTGTCACTTCAGTTTATACGGCAACAGAAATGAGCTGTATTGAAGTGAAGAATTATTTTCAAACTGAAAAGGAATAAAAAATGAATCATCACATTTGGACAGCAAGTGGCACAGACATTGAAGAACGCTGGATCAAGCAATACGGATGGGTAAGACCTTCTGAACAGCCTGAATACCAAGCTAAGTACAAATACTTCCAAGAATTGCCATTAAGGAAGCTGGATGATGTAGCCAAAGTAGAGTATGAAACAGCCCTACGCAAAGCTAAAGTAGTTAGAATTAAATGACCAATGATGAAGCCATGCTATTCGTTTTAATAGTGATAGTTGGCTTCATTTTTACTGTAATTATATTTATAAGGAATCATTAAATGAGCTGGCGAGACAAAGCAATATTGACTGTTCTCATAGTTGGAATAGTTATGTCG